TGTCATCCGCGTTGCCCATTGCTAGGCCGCTTGGGCTGTGAATCATGATCGTCGCGTTGCTGCGGATATACACTTTGTGTCCAATCATGGCCACGATGGAAGCCGCGCTCGCTGCGATGCCGTCGATGTAAACGTGTTTCTGCGACGCATGATCGGCCAACCGCGAGTAAATCGCTTGCGCTTCAGTGAGACTGCCACCAGGCGAGTTGATATGAATGTCCAGACGCTTCACGGACTTCGGCAGCGCCGATAATGATGCGTGGAAATCTCTCGCGCTTACTTCGCCAAAGTCCTCCCAGTCGCCTATTGGCGCGAAGATTAAGAGTTCAGCTTCTGCTGGCTCTCCACTGGATTCGCATTGAAACCGATAGAACTCATTCATGTTATGCTCCTACAGGTGCCGCTGCTGGCGGTGCTGGCGTCCCAGCTGGTGGTTGTGGTTCAGCAGGCGCAGCAGCAGGGAACGTCCCACGCTGCGGCCGATAAGGTGGATAGATCAGTCCCGCTTCATCGAACTCGCCTTGCTCGGCAGACTGTTGCCTGATGTTATCGCGGTAGTTGCTCCCATTCAGTTCGATGCTTTCACGTTCCACAGTCGAGAAGCCACATGTTACTTTCAGATCCGCAGCTGTTACTTCCTTGACCGGATCCAAACTGCCCGCGCTGGCTCCCGTCCAGATGCAGCGTGTCATGGCCCGCCGCACAAGCGGGTCATCGTAATTGCCCTTAAACTGTGTTATGCGATTGAGTGCTATGGCGTCAGCCTGCCACTCCTCGTAAGTAGGCTGGCAGAATTGGTCAACCATTAGTCCACGCCATTTACGCACACGCTTCCAGAAGTCGAGCAGCGCCGCACGGCTCGCGCTGTAGCTGGCGTTGTATTGCTTCAGCAGCACCTCGTAAGGAACACCCGTGGCGCAGCCTACGAACTTGGCGCAAGCACTCATAAACGTGTCAAACGTGGCTTGCGGTTGTGTCGGGTTAGCGAACTCCACCTTGTTACCAGGTCGCATGAAGTTCACGATGCCTGGGCCTAGCTGCACATTGTAAGGATTGAAGTTAGCGATCATCTGCTTCTGTTCCTCAGTCAGCAGCGAATCGAAAATTGTCGGGTCAGGGAACTCGCTTGTTACGAAGGCAGTGAAGTAACTCTGAATGACCGCGCCTACCACAGTGGAGTCAGTGTAACGTCCCATCTGTTTGAGTAACTCAAGGACCACCGCCAAGAGAGGCACGCCGCGCCGTTGTTCCGGTCGCTCAGGCCGAATCAAGAAAAGTATGTTACGCCGTCCCGTCTGCTCGCCGAACGGCGGCACACGCACAGTGACAAAGGGACCAATGAACAGCTTGAACGCCGCCAACGGATGAATCTTGGATATGTGGTAAGCCACCAGTTCGCCTGTGTCGTCCAGTTCCACGCCAGTGAAGATGTTAAGGAACGGCATCGGCACATGCGGGTTCATCACGCGGTCGGCTTCCAGTATCCGCAGACGAAGATCGAACAAGGTATTCTGCCGTGGCTTGAGCGGCAACAGCACAGGGCAATCGCCACTAAGTAACATAGACTGGAAGGCCACGTGTTGCAGCAGCGGCAAGGTGTGTTTCGCTTCGTAGTCGCACTCACGCGCATCGTTCGCCCACCAGCCGAACTTGTCTGCCAGCTCCTTGTTAAGGTCGATGGTTTGCTGATCCGTGAGCCCCAGCGCCTTGCCATCCACGTTCGGCGCAGGTTGCAAGCCTTCACCGATCACATTGGTAGTCAACGTCTCAATTGCGCCAGCAGCCAACGGGATGCCCATGAAAGCGTCACGAGTGCGCTCACGCAGCGTCTGCGCATTCCAGCCAATGTCCAAGTCAGCGTCACCGCCGCGCCACAACCAGCCCAGCAACGAGTTCTTGGTAACATTCGCGCCGTAGTTACCGTAGCCGGTGCCTCCCGCGCCATACATCAGCGGCATGGTGTTCTGTATCGTAGGCGTGGGCACCACATCGCCAAAGGAATCGAGTAACACGCCCCGAGGCAGCTTCGCTTCGCCGTTACGTCCGTTTCGTGTGAGTGTGGCATTCATATGTCGCGTGGTATCACCCGAAACGCCGTGTCCCGCCCTGTCAAGGAAGACGGCAACGCGTCCACTCCGCAGTAGAACTCGACAAGTTTCATCCAGTAGTCCACTGCTGCCGCCTGTTTGCCTGCGTCAGTGAACCGCACCCAGCGCGTCCCGATCCCGTAACCTGTTACACCCGCTGTGGCACCAGTCATTCCTTCCATGGCCTTGCGCAAATTGTCCTGTGCCCAGGCGCACCATGAGGTATAAGGCGTCGGCGGCGTCACTGTAGCTGGCGTAGGCGCGATGAAGTCAGGGCGCGGAATCTCTTTTGTTACATCAGGCATTCAGCCCGAACGTTAGCGGCCAGACCCAGTGCCTTGTCAAGTCTCAGGAATTAAATACTCAGGAAATTGCTTGTTATTCAGGCAGGATTGCCATAAAAGTGCCGGTTAAATGGCGCGACTGATCAAGGCAGCGGTTGTTATCCGGCGTCGTGGACGCCCGCGCACCGACAATGTCCGCATCGAATGCATGGTGCCAAAGGAAGTGATGCGGCTGCTCGTTCAACGCGAACAAGCAGGCCAAGGCTACCGGACACGCATCGCTGCAAACGTGTTATGCCAATGGGCCAGCCGCGAGACGGGAAAACCGATCTCGGCGTATAACTCATTGGCACGGTGAGGTTTGAGCTTATGTTGAAAACAACTTAAGCTGTTACCACACGCCTCTGTTCTGTGCGCCGAACCCGCCTTGTTCCTGTGTTGGTTGCTCTCGCGCTCGCATGCTTTCGTTCGGCAATGCGCTCTTAGACTGCGCGCCGAACATCTCCTTGGCAACCACAGGCGCTCCGTCGTAGATATCAGGCTTCATCTTCTCCAAGTCGATGCCCTGCCATGGTATCCTTAAACCGCCCAGCGCGTAGTTACGGCAATCGAACGGCTCATTCCGGCGACTCAGTAACTTGGTCCAAATGTAAGTGCGAAAACCGTGCTTGTGTTTCACGATCCGCCGCTCGGCAGTCAGTCCTTTGAAATACTCCTCGTCGTAACCGCGTGTTGCTTCACCGTTGGCCAGCTTCGGGAAATGACAATAGCCAGCGCCCACAGTCAGCACACGTAGCCGGTTGACGATCTCTTCCTTGCCAGCGTCCACGCCCAAGGATTGCAACCGCGCTCTGTTACTCTTGGTAAAGGTGCCAGCGCCTTTGATGAACGGCTTGCCTAGACCGCCTTCGCCTTTGATGGAGATAGCACGCGGCTGCCTTGCCTTTGTGTAATGGTAAACAAAGTCCGTAGCATGGCCACTATCCACTGCCATCTTGCGCACACGCATCTTCTTGCCGTCACCTCTGGTAAACAGCCTGCGATAGACCGCCTTGTCCAGTTCACGCCATACGTCGTCCTCCAATGGATCGCCGTCGATCAGGCCGTATTCGATGCCCCATGACTCACAGCCTTTGCCCCAGCCCACTATCTCGTAATTGAGTTGGTAATCGCCTACGTCCACACCCGAAGTCAAGACCAGCACACCATCAGGCACCTCTGCCTCATAGACTTCGCGCCGTTCCTTGTATAAGTCGATCTCTACCTTGTCACCTGTGTCATCGTGTAACAGCCCTAGCCGCGTGTTACGAAAGGCCTTGAGTTGCTCCACATCGCCTTCCTCATTGGCACGCACCGCTTGAATGAACTCACTGACCAGTATCTCCCAGTCGATCCACGGGTTATAGAGACCACTCAGGTAGAAGCCGCGTGTTACTATCTTGTTACCACGTTTGTCATGTGTCTGGTGTGGCCGCCACTCGCCTTTCCCAGCCAGCCATAGGAACTTCTCGTTATACTCATCACACGCCAAACAACGGTGTGTGTAATCACTGAAACGCACTCTGTCCCAGTCAAGGATCTGCATGAACCCACAGTCAGGGCATGGCAGATACCAGTGTTCACAGGTGCTTTGGGCCATCTCGCGCTCGATATGGCTGATCCCGACAATGCCTGGCGAACTGACAATGACGATCTTGCGATTCCAGAAGGCACTGGCACGCGCTATAGCCAGTTGTAACGGGTTACCTTCAGTGCCAGCACTAGCTGGATACCTGTCAACGTCATCGAGTAACACGACCCGCACAGGCCGACCACTTAAAGACGCTGCGCTGTTAGCGCCACCCAGCGCAACGAAACCGCCTTTGAAACTCTTGCGCCGTAACGTGTTACCACTGTCGCGGCTCTTAGGATCAGCCACCTTGCCACGCAATCGCGGGCTATCACGCAGCATAGGCGCTAACCGGTCAGTCGAGAACGCTTCCGCCATCTCAATGGTAGGCTGGACCACTAACATCGGACACGGCTCTTCATCCATGAAGTAACCGACCGGATTCAGGATAGCAGAATCTGTTATGCCAATCTGCGCCGCCTTCTGCACCACGACCCGAGGCACCCACGGATCGCTTATAGCGTTCATGATATCGCGCTCGTAAGGCGCGTTGTCTGTTATCCAGTCGCCAGGTTCGGCGCTTGACTCCGGCGATAACTTACGATGCCTGTCAGCCCACTGGCTCAACGGCAGTTTGCTCGGTGGCCGCAGCAAAGGCATGAACGAGAGCATGTAGCCCTCGCTGTGGTCAAACCACTCTGCCTCGTTACTCGCCGCTGCCGTCTGTGCTATCCGTGTCGCCCTTGCCTTCGCCATTCAGTGAGGCTACCTCCTCCTGTTGCGACTCCAGATAAGCGTCCCGCTGTTTCTTAAATGCCGTGGCATCATATTTGGAAAGTTCGCGTAAAACCTGTTCGATCTCCTGTGTTATGATGGTTAAAATCTCCCGAAACTTCTTACCTACGCACCGCCGCGCCACACGCGAAGGCAACGCCAACAGTCGCGCCTTGAACCGTGTCAGGATACTCGTCCAGATAAACTCAATGTGCCTCGCGTTGTGCAGCTCGTCCTTATACTCCTTCAGCTTCAGTTCCGTCAGTTCCGCGTCCGCTTCAGCCTTGCGCCCAAGCGCGTTGGCTCTCCGCGACTCGCTAGTGTCCTCCAACCGCATCAGGCCGCGCAGGTATCGGCAGTAGTCCCTCACCGCCAACAGCGAGTAGCGTCCCTCCAGTTCGCTGCCATCGTCGTCCACCGCCCGCGACAGAATTCCATCGCGTGTCAGTCGCCGCACATGGCGCGGCGTTATGTCAATGAGCTTCGCTAACTGCGTGGTAGTAATCGTGCTTGCTGGCATAAGACCGCCACCTTAGCACATCATGGCATCCATGTCCGCTTGCGTTCCCGTTCCTCCCTCGTGGACACGGACACGGACTCGGTTTTCCCTCGGCCAGTAACTAACTGAAAAGCGCGCCTCTCCGCGTCCGCAGGTGCGCTGAGCGCGTCGAAGAACCTACTAGGCAAGTTGACAACGCTAGGAAACTCCTCGGAGTGCCCTGCCTCACTTCCGCCACCTGCTTGTAGCTCCAGAGAACGCCGCCCGTTGCGCCCGTGTTGTGCCCTGTGTGAAGCCTCGTGTTGTTTCTGTTACTCAGCTTCTTCTTGCTCGCTTATGTCGCGCACCTGAAGCTTCTCTTTGCCAGGTGTGAGTGTGATCAGGAGATCGTCCATGCGATAAACGATATCGCCGTCTGCGTTGCGCAGCTTAGCGGCGTTAGCATGTAGGGCATCGATCAGCTTGCCCTTAGCAGCCACTTCACGCGGCGTTTGTTTCAATCGCTTGTCACGCTCTTTGATGTAAGTGTCAGCCAGTCTGTCCACTTCCGGTAATGACACAGGCGAAATGCCTGGGCCTTCGATTTTAAGTTCTGCTTGTTTCTTAGCCATAGCAACGAGGCTATGACCGAGGCAATCGCCCTGTCAAGTCACTTCGGCGTAGCCAGCTTCAGGCGTGAACTGCAGCACGAAAACGGACGCGCGACCCAGCCACGACTCGTCATGCGAGACCGTGATTACTTCCAACGGCGCTGCGAACACGACCTTGTGTAAAGCGCCCGAGCGATTATGTCGCCACAGCTTATGTCCGTGTTCCACGATCAGGTCGATAACGCGTGTTGTCATCGCTTCCGCGCACGCACAGGCCGACTGAAACCTCGCGTTGCTTTGTAGGCCGCGATCTGCCGCCGCGTCCACAGTTTGCCACTCGGACTGCGATACAGCTTCTGTCCTCGCGCGTTATGTCTGCCTGTCGGTTTCCATGGCATAAAGAAAGCACACAGGCGGCGACTTCCGGCACCGCCTGTGCCTCCATCACGTATTCACTTCATCCAGTCCCAAAAGTAAAGCAGGTTCTCGTAAAAGTCGAAACGGAAATTTGCCGTGCGAATCCACCGTTTAATCGCCCACCAGACACGCGCTCCTGCGCGCTATACGCCTCGCCAGCGCGTTTTGTCGGCTGTTCCCTGCTCGTCACCCGTCCGAGCGCCTGCAAACGCGCCACAGCAAAAAAAAAGCGGGCCGATCTGTTTCCAGACCGACCCGCCTTTGCTTTATGTCAGCGATCCTTGCCTGTCAAGTAATGCTTGTGCAGTTTTATCGCAAGTTTTTCTTCGCGCTTGCGAATTGCTTCAGCCACTTCATACACAGCTTGTTCACGTATCTCGTCGTAGAGCACACGCAACGCGTTGCGAGGCGTAGCGCCTGCCTGCGCGTCGTCCGGCTGCCATTCCTTCACCATGTTATCCACAGCCTTGAAGAAGATGTGAAAATTCATGGCGCGATGTTCACCTTCGCCTTAGGCGTTAAGTTCTTCAGGATCTTCGCCGCCAGTTGCGTTGCGGCATCACGGTTCTCAGGCGTGTCAGGCAAGCCAAGTTCCTTCAGCATCCGCGGAATGTCGATGTGCAGTGATTTGTCTTTCTCGTCCACCCACGAACAGTTTGTTAGCCAGTTGCTTCTCATAGTTTTAGTAGCTTCCAAATGATGCCGGCCAATCCGACTGCCACGATCACCCAGCCGACCAGCGCGTAATGCATCGGATGTTTCGTATGCGGCAGACCGTGCGTGTTAGGCCACCAGTGATCGCCATTGAAATGCGCGCAGTAATGGTCACGTTGCGCTTCGCAGCGCAGCATGCGGCCATGCACTTCTGTTATCGCTTTGCATCTCATCGGCGTTTCCTCCGCTTGGCACCCATGATCTTGCCACCTTTGGCCGCGAGCCTTACGTCTTCCATGGTGCGTTTCACTGGCACCATGCCAATCTTCTGCATCGCGCCTAGCCACTCCACCACTTCACTGTCGTCATAGAGTCCACGCAATGCTTCCGCGTCGAATACGTGTCCAGTGATACTGTCCTTCTCCTGCGAATGGACAACGATGCTGCCGAGCTTGCATAGCAATGATGCCTCCGGTTGTAATGGGTTCATTCAATGACTCCTTTAGATCGTAATGTGCTCTGCAGTTTGGATGCCTCAGCAGTCAGTCGCCTGACATACTCAGAGTCGCGGTGCTCCCACTCCTCGATCAGCGCACGTTTGAATTGATATTTCTCGTAAGTGCGCTGCAACCGCTCCTGCGCTGAATGTTTCGTTGTGTTTGTGTTTCTCATACAGCTTCTCTCTCCATGTCGCTTTGACAGGCCGTTACAGATGTTCTGGCCTGGCTCGTTCGTGGCCTCACCGCACACGTCGCAGATTTCGCCTGCGCCATTGCACCGCTGGCACTTTCTGTCTTTGCCTTTGCAGTCCGGACATTCCATGTTGATGCCTCCTTTCTCAGAGCCGCGCATGAGCGCCCGAGGTGGCCTTAACTCACCTGCGAACGCCCATGGCGACGATCCGAATGTTATCAGCTTCGAGACTGTCCGTCACGAATTTCTGAAGCGAAAATCGTGGCTAAGTCCCATAGCTGCGTGTTGATCTTGATATCGGCCGGTGCCGACCGTATGCCCCGCAACGCGCGACCGAAAGGCGCGATGCGTCCTTTGATCGCGTTCTCCTGCACCACATTGAACACCGTCCACAAGTCGTGGCCGCTGTCTTCAACGCGATGCCGTATCAGGAACTCCTGCAGCCTTCCACCGGCAGGCAGGTCTGTTGTGCCTTGACGAATCTGCGCCGCCTCTTGTGCGAAGCGCAGTTCCTGTCTCGGCTCCAGCAGTATCTTCTGCCAGCTTGCGATTGTGTCGCAGGCTCCGTTCAGCGATGTTATCGCCTCAGTCAACGCCTCAGTGATCGTCTGGTCAGCGCCAAGCAAGTGTATCACACGCGCCTGTGTTTCACCGATGCCAGCCGATACCACAAGGCCGTTGCTGCATATGAGCTTGAAGAAGCCCGCGAACAACCGCCATGCGCGACGCGCCATGTGATCGTTCAGTAACCGCAGCTGCGGCAATACGCCGCCCACCTGCACTGTGCTGCTAGGCCGCTGAAACGTGATCTCATGCGTTGTATGCTCAGGATCGACGTTAGCGCCTTTGCGCGCTTGCCAGGCATGGCATGGTTGCCAGCCGCTGTCCTGCAATTGCTCGACCAAGTTAATGGTCGGAATGAACTGATAGCGCTCGCTCACCGAATCTCTCGGCGCATCCGCGAATACCGCAGGCGCCAGCCTGCGCAGTCCATCTTGATTTAGTATGTTCATTGTGTTTGTTACCTTTCTGTTTGTTGTTTGTGTTTACCTTTCCTGCTCGTTTTTGATATCCGCTTTAATGGCGTCGATCTTACTTTCAACGTCACTCTGGATTTCATCTAGGTCATCGAGCGTGACCTGTTTCTGCACCGAGGTATCGCTGAATAGCGCCTCGATTGCTTCCCGTGCTGCTTCTCCTTTAACTGTCATGGTTTCCTTTCTTGTTGTGTTGTTTTAACCGCTTGTTCTCTGCCAATGCTCGCGCATGCTGCCACTGCAGCCTTCGATACTTCAGCCACAAGGCGATGAAACGTGTTACGGTTCGCACCATTGTGACCTCCTCACTCCACCATCTCGTGAAGATGAAAACAGTTCTTGTGTAGATTGACATACTCTGCCTTAGGCGGCAGCAGCATGGCCATCGTTATGTTGTCAGGCAATAGCGCGTAGCGAGCGTCCTTGATCTCGTCCCACACCGGATAACGATCCGTGCGTGAGATCGACAGATGCCACCGCACCATTCCACTCGGCCCACGGTCACGTGTTATCCAGACGTTGCACCCGTTTTTGGTGAACGCCTTGTTGTAAACGTAACAGCAGCCCAGCGCCTCCTCCTGTCCGGCAATCATTGGCGCAGGTATCTCCCGCCAAGTTGTAGGCGCAGGTATCTCATTCATGGCAGCACCTTTCGTTTGTTAATCACTGCCACCAGCTCGCGCACGCCTTCATGGAACGAGTCCAGCATCTCCTGCTGCATCGCTTGATCGTGACCGCTCACCCAAATACTTACCAGATCCATCAGGCTCAGCATCTGCACTGCCGGATGTTTACCGAAGAACATCGGCCTGACTTTCTCTGTGAGCAGACCACTCAGCTCGACCTTCTTCTCAGGGTCGATGTTAATCATGTCGCTGGCATACCACATGCGGCCTGGCAAGCCGCCTTGTTCCTGTTGCTCTTTTAGTTTTCGCAAGGTAACAGCCAAGTCAGGTCGCCCTAGCTTGGCCACCTCCTCTGCTGCCTGCTCCAACGTGTAGTTGATTTGCTTCACCTATTCCTTTCTGTTGTTAATGGCCTGAGGAGAAAGTGTTTGAGCTTAATTCGTTTTCAACTTAAGCTGTTCGGTGTTAAACACGGCGCATGCAGAGGCGGGCACATAGCCGAAGAGGCTTTGATGCCCGCCTTAAACTTTCAGGATGCCTCCTTCATCACAGCTGCCATGTCTTGCGCTTCCTGCCGTAGCACGACTGCTATCTCCAACGGCAAATCGTTTGCCAAGTGCTCCAACCGCTGACGCACAATCTGCGCCAAGTCGATTGTAGGCTTAGTCATTGCCGTGTTGATCCGCTCCGCGTCCGCTGCGTCACGCGGCGGCAACGAGAAGAAACGAACTCCGTTAATCTCGATGACCGCCACAGTCACGCTCTGTTCACGACGCTTTGTTTTGCCGTAATGCGCTTTGATGATGAGTTTGTTCATTCAGTCTCGGTCTCCTTCCACCAGTGTGTTAAACGCTTCCAGTTGCCTCTTAATGTTGTCCAGTTCCGCAAAGCCATCAGCGTCCGGCACTGTAGCCAGATCGACCATGCGGAAGAACAGCACAGCTGCGCCCGCGAAGAACACCCGCCGACTCTCGCGGTATTGTTCCTCGTGTTTCTGCACCGCCGGATTGACCTTGCGCATGAAGTCATCGAACGCGTCATCTAAGTCTAATGGTTCCATGTGTTAGTAAGGCGTCGGCTTATGGTGTGTGGCATACGGCAATTCGTTCCGCAGCGCCTGATAGATCGGGTCCGTGTGATTTCGGCACGCGAACAGCGACCGCGGCATGGCCACGCTAGGCGGCATATGCGTATCGAAGTAAGCGCACCCGAATGGCGCGACCTCATGAATGCTGCACTTATCGTCTTCGGTCAGGAACACGCAGCGCCCTTTACGAAAGCGCGGCGTTATTGTGCCGATGCGATATGTCTTGCCCGTGTTACTGTCTTTTACCAGTGCACCAGGACTGGCCCACAAGCGCTCCTTCACCCAGTCGTAAGCGAAATCGACGCTCACGTTATCGCGCTGCGCCACGTAGGCCACGATCTTCGCTACGTCCTCGAGGATGAGCGATCCTGGCTGGCGTTTGCAACAGGCCACGCAACCGCTGCACGCGCACTTAGGTCGCTCGAAAGGTGGTTCTTCAGAAAGGGATCTCATCAGTGCCACCTCCTTTCAGTCGCCGCAGTTCCTCGCGTTGTCCGTCCAAGAAGTCCCGCCAGACTTCCCGCACTGCTTCACAGTTATAGGCAGTGATGTAATTCACAGGCCAATGCTTGCCGTCCTCGGCAGTCGTTGACCATGCGTCACCTGTGGCTTTCTCAGTCGCCACATAACCTTGTCCCATCCACCAGCGTTTGAACCGCTCAGACGGATGCGGGTTCCATCCATGCCTCGTGTATGCCTGCTCGTGCGACCGCTTGATTGTCGTGCTGCATCCTGCCGCTTCGCACAGCGCGGCGATCTGTCCTTCCTTAGGCAGTATTGCCAACTGCCGTGCCTCCTCGATTTGTTCTTCGATGAAGGCGATCTCTTCTGCTGTCATGTGTTTTTAACTTCCTTTCTGTTGTTGTTTCTCTCTCCACTTGCGGCCGAGTTCGCGCCCAGCTTGTTGCTCAGGCGTGAGCTCGCGCTCCTCGTCAGCTGGTATGCCGCCCTTGATCGAACGCGACTTCGGTTCATAAACATCGCTCCAGCCACCGCGAATCGAATTACCTAGCGCGGCAATTGCCTTTGCTGTTCCGAATCGGTTCAGCTTCTCCACCATCCGCCGCCGCGCCAGTTCTGTCATCGGCTTGCCTAGCTGCTTGCGATTCGTTTGAAACGCAGCCCACTCAGCCTGTAAGTCAGTGTCAAGAAAATCGAGAGAAGGTTCCCATGCCTTCCGTTTCTTCTTCTCTTCTTTACTAGTCTTATCT